GTATGGGTTCGAAACTTCGTAACACAGTTCGCTCTACAAATGTTACTGGCTCGACTGCGAGATTCCAAAAAATTGGAAAAGGCACAGCAAATACAAAATCCAGAAATGGTAATGTTACCCCGATGGATCTTGCACACACAACTGTAGAAGTCACTATGGCTGACTTTTATGCACCAGAGTATATCGACAAACTTGATGAGTTGAAAATTAATATCAACGAGCGTCAAGCTGTTGCTCAATCTGCTGCTGCTGCTCTAGGTCGTAAGACTGACGAGATTATTACAACAGCAATGGATGCAGGTGCAAACTCAACTCAAATTCATGACACAAGTTCTGCTTTAGAAAAAGCAGATCTTCTTTCATTGTTTGAGACTTTTGGTAATGCAAGCATTCCTGAAGATGGTCAGCGTTATCTAGCAATGTCACCTGCAGGTTTTGCAGACTTGTTTGCAATCAATGAATTTGCATCAAGTGACTTTGTTGGGCCACAAAATCTACCATTCGCAGGTGGTATGACAATGAAAGAGTTCTTAGGCTTTAAGATCTTTTCAACGTCTGCTGTCGCAGGTGGTAAAAACTTCGCATATCATACAACGGCTGTTGGCCTTGGCATTAATGCTGATGTTACAACAGAAGTAAATTATATTGCGGAAAAAGTATCACACTTAACCACATCTATGATGTCTATGGGTTCTGTCGTTATTGATAACGAGGGTATCTATGAAGTCTTAGATAATAACTAGGAGGGTTGAATTATGGCTTATAGTGCAAGTGGTTTAACCCGCATTGGCGGTGACTCAAACGGAAGCTTATGGATGTATCGTTCAGCCGATGCTATAGCGACTGTTCGAGCATCTGGATATTTCAATAGTGCAGCAAGTATGTTAGCTGTTCGTGATGTAATTATTGTAGCTGATACAAATACACCAACAACTAATTTATGTACTGTTTTATCTAATACTGGTACTGTTGTTGATTGTTCAGATGGAACAGCAATAGCAGAAACCGATACTGACTAAGGGATGGGGGCTTCGGCCCCCAACTTTCTATGCCTACAGTTGCAGATACACCTATAAAAATTTGCTCGAGAGCTTCCGTTCTTATTGGTGGAAATGATATTCAATCATTTGTTGATGGAACAACAGAATCACAAGTTGCTGATGCTGTTTACGAAGATATAGCAAGAACAGCTTTAACAAATACTCGTTGGAGATTTGCTTCAGATCAAGCTGTTTTAAATAGATTAGAAGAAGCACCAACAGGAAGATTTGATGCTGCTTATCAATTACCGTCAAATTCAATTATGGTTCATGCTGTAACTATAAATGATGTTGTTATTAAATATAACACATATGGTAGTAAAATATTTTGTAATGCTTCTTCTTCGGATGAGGTAATTGCTGATTTTAATTTTAGAGCAGATGAGAATACTTGGCCTCCTTATTTTACTTTAGCTGTTCAATATATGCTTGCAGGAGCTTTTGCTGTTTCTTTAGCAAGAGATGCACAACTAGGTCAGCTAATGGATGAAAAAGCCTTAATATATATGGCACAAGCTAGAAGGCTTGATTCACAACAACAAACAACAGTTAAGCTTAATACATCGAGGCTCATTGCACAAAGGCGTAGTTAATGCAAAAAGTAAGAGTTGCACAAAACAGCTTTCAGTATGGTGAGGCAAGTGATTCATTAATAATGAGAACAGACAGCCAAGTTTATAGAGGCTCTGCTCAATCTCTTCAAAATATGGTTGTTATGGCAGAAGGCTCTGTAAAGAAGCGTTTTGGTTTAAAACATATTTACGATTATTCTATTACTTTTAATTCGTCTTATCCAGAGCAATCTCATTTAATGCCTTTTGTTTTTGATTCAAATGAAGAATATATTATTTCTGTAGAGCATCAAAAGTTAAGATGTTTTCGGTTGCTTACAAATGGAACGATAAGCTTAGTTGCTACTATTACTCAAGATGTAGACTCAGCAACTTTGCCATTTGATAGAGAGTATTTGCAAGAATATACATATGCACAGTCAGGTGATGTAATGTGGATTTGTCACCCATTATTTGCACCAAGACTATTAGTTAGAACAAGTTTGACTGCATTTCAGGTGGAAACATATTCATTTGACAAAAGTGCAGATAACAAAAGAAATTTTCAACCATATACAAGTTTTCATGCGGCGGGTGTAACTTTAGATCCAAGTGCAACAACAGGAAGCAATGTAACTTTAACAACAAGTGCATCATATTGGGATACAACTGGTTCTCAAAGCGGAAGTAATTATCCTAATTCAAAACATGTTGGAACTATTGTAAGGTATCAACAATCTGAAATAGAAATAACAAGTGTTCAATCTGGCACTCAAGCCAAAGGAACAATAACAGATGAATTAAAAACAAGGCTTTCTGTTTTAAATCCATTTCGAACAATTGATGGAAGCACAACTGTTGAAGTAACGCATATAAATCATGGGTTTTCAGGTAGTGAGTCAATAACGATAGAAGAAGCATCTGCAACAGGTGGTATATCTGCTGCTAATTTAAATGGTTCAAGAACTGTTGGCGATATTATTGACCAAAATACTTATCAAATTACGGCAGGAGCGGCAGCTACAAGTGCAGAAGATGGCGGGGGTAGAGTCAAAGTTGTTTGTCATGCCCCCACATCGGATTGGGATGAGCAAGCTTATTCTGCAAAACGTGGTTATCCTGCGGCTGTAGCTTTTCATGAAAATAGATTAGTTTTTGGCGGAACAATAGCAGAGCCAGATACTATTTGGATGTCAAAAGTAGGTGAATATTTTAATTATGATGTTGGTGATGGTGCTGATACTGACTCAATAGTTTTGACTGCTGCAACAGGTGATGTAAATGAAATACGATATTTAAAATCGAATAGAGATTTGCAAGTTTTTACAAATGAAGCCGAACTTTATGTTCCAACTTATTTAAATCAAGCAACAACACCAACTAATGCACAAATAAGAAAGCAAACAACATATGGTTCAGCGTTTGTAATGCCTCATGTTGTAGATGGCGCAACTATTTTTACACAACAAAATGGAAAAATTGTAAGAGAATATATTTATACTGATTCTGAAGATGCTTATACATCGGTTGCTATTTCTACTATATCAAGTCATTTATTCCAAAGCTCACCAAAGTATTTAGCTGTTGCTAATAGTGGTTTTGATTTACCTGATACTTACGCTGTGATGACATTAACTAATGGTAATTTAGCTGTGTTTTCTTCTAATAGAGTTGAAAAAAGAGCATCATGGGTAAATTTTACTGTAAATGGAAATTTTTCATCTGCTGTTGCAATTAAAAATAGAATTTTTATTAATGCTTATGATAGTGATAATAAACTACAGCTTTGTGAATTTAAAGATGATATAGGTTTAGATTTTTATTTATATGTTTCTGTAAGTTCAAGCCTTGCTGATGTAAGTGATTTGTATTCAAGCGGTGATGTTGTAGATGTTTTAGGTTTTAATGGCACTACAGAAGATTTTCTTGGTTCTTTTACTGTAAATGGTTCAAATCAAGTAGATATTACTGGTTACTCTGGATACACACATCTTTATGTTGGTAAAAAATTTGATTCTAAAATAATAACAAATCCTGTTGATGCTTCTTTTGGTTCTGGCCCATCAACAGGTGATGTAAGAGGAGTAACTAATATTGTTGTTGATTTTAAAAATACTAAATCAGCTAAAGTAAATACAAAATCAATGATAAATTATGGAAGTTTTACGGGTAAAAAAGAGTTCCGATCACTTGGATATGATCGTAACCCTCAAGTTACTATTGAGCAGAATGAACCACTTCCAATGCAAGTTAATGGTATTATAGCGGAGTTAATTATCTAATGGACCCAATGACTATAGCAGGAATGGCAAAAGGACTTGGATTTTTTATTCAAGGTATTGCTGCTAAAAATCAAGCAAGATTAGATGCTTTCAATGTAGAAACTGAAAGCGTTATGGCAAAAGCACAAGGTTTAAGAGAAGGCCGTATGCTTCTAGAACAGTTTGAAGATATATATAAAAGTAATTTTGCTTTTACTTTAACAAAATTAAATAGAAAAATTACTCCTGATTTAAAAGCTGCATTTGGTAAAGATAGAGATAATGTTGAGGATTCTATTTCTGATATTGATTTTATGACTTTTATAAATGAACTTGGATACAAACAAGAAATAGCTGCTACAAAAAGAAAAGGTAAAGATGCTTTTATGTCTGGTTTGTTAGCAATGGGTCAAACTGGTTTAGAAACATATCAAGATTATCAAGATACAAAACGAACAAGTCTATTAATTAAAAAATTAAGTAAAGCATAAACATGGCTATAAAAAGAATAGAAAAACAATCTCTTCTAGGACCGATTAGAATCAATACTTCTTCTTCTGGGGGAAGCTCGGTAGGTCAACAGATTGTTCAATTTGCTGATAATCAAAGGGATAGACACTATAAAGTTGCAGTAGCTGCTGCTGAAAACAGTGGCAAACTTTTAGCTGCTGAAGCTGATTTAACATCAATTTTAGATATTGATAAAAATACTGGTAAACCAGATATAATAAATCAAGCAATAAATTTAGGTACTTTTCAAAAAGAAGCTTTTGAAGGTGCTGTTTTTTTAAGATTTAAAAATGCTATTGAAGATAAAATAGCAAGTAAAGCAACTCAACTAACTGCAAAATACGAAAATGAAAAAAATGCTCCTGAATTATTTACTCAGGAATTTACAAGTTTTTTAGATGGTTTGGGTAGTGATACAACAGGTTTTTATAAACAATATATAGTAGATCGAGGCGGTAATTATTTAGAAGCCAAAAGAACAGATTTAGAAGTTGAAAGAACAAGACGTATATACAACGAAACTGTTGCTGAAAAAGAAAGAAAAATTGAACAAGATAAAAAATTATTTTTTCAAATAGGTTATAACCTAGATCATGCTGAATTTTCAAAACGTATTCAAGAACAAATAAACGTTTTACGAATTTATGAAAGAATAAATGTTACTGATAAAAAAGAAATTAGAGAGTTAAAAAAAGAATTTCGAAAAATAGCTGTTTCAGGTGCTATATCAAAATTATTAGAAGATCCTGATGTAGCAAAAGATGCTGCATCTATACTTCAATATTTCCAAAGCATGGGTAGCAAGAGTTATTTTAATATACTTAGTCCTACTGCTAAAGATGCTGTTAAAAAAATTAAAAATTTATACGGTAATTTTGCAGAAGTTAATTTAAGAAATTATTTGCAAATAGCTAATGATAATCTGCCAGTTTTTCAAAATGCAATAAGTATTGGAGAAACCTATCAAAAAATAGACGATGATAGGATGACAAGACTTACTGATTTAATGGAAGCTATAAATACTGAAACAGAAGAAAGTATTATAGTAGGTATTGATACAACAACTACAAACATAACAAAATTTATAAATGATGATACCTATTTGGTTTTAGGATCAGCAGGATCAATTACACAAATTCAAGAACGATTAAAATATTTAAATCTATTGCCAAGTCAACTTATGTCTTCTGAAGAGAGAAATGTTGAGAAACACAGAAAACTTCTTGCTGAAATAGAAAAAGCAAAAGATCAAATTGCAGAAGGTCTTGTTGTTAGAATGATGAGAACTTCTGATGGGCGTCAAAATGCAGAACAAATTGCTAATATTTTTCAAAGTACCGATTATACTGAAATTTCTAATTATATGCCATCTTTGCAATTTAATTTATTTAACGAAATAGCTGATAGTAATAGTGCAAAAGCTTTTGAAGAAATTGCAAAAGGTGTAAAAGATTTTACACAAGTTAATATTAATAAAATAGAAGCAGCTAAAGAAATAGAAGCAGTTAATCAAGCAAATTATTTAAAAAGATTAGCGGCAAGTAATTCTTCTAATTATGTAGAAATTGATTTACTAGCAAAACGCTTAGAAGAAATGCATAAAAACTCTTCTGATAAAATCAAAAAACAAATTGGTGAAGCTGTTAATTCTGTTCAAAGCTCAATAAATACTAAATTAAAAGCTTCTCAAGTTTTACAATTTACTGAACAATCTGAGAATATAATTCATAATACTGATTTATCGAATTATTTAGATAATATTGATTTAATCCAAAAAATTGGAACAGATTTAAATATTGATAGAGAGGCTATTTCAATAGCAATTCAACAAATATTTGATGAAACAACACAAGATAGATTGGCTATAGCTTTTACATCAAAACCATCACAGAGCAAAATAGATTTTTTAACAGCTTTGAAAGGTTTTACTGCTCCAGAAGGTGGGACTTTATCTAGTCAGCTTGATCCGCAACTTAGAAAAGAAATAAAAAGTCTTTTAAATGAAACAATAGAAGTTGGTGGTAAAATTTACAAAGTAGATCAAGAAAAAGTTAATAATCAAGTAACTAAAGCTCTTACAAATGCAAAAGAAGTATTTGAGGTTGAGCAAAGAAATAATAAAAAACGTGTTTTAATAGAAACTTTACAAAACGGAATATATACACCTAATTTACATACAAGTGCAGAAGGTAGAGAAACGCTTATTAATCACATTGAAGAGCAAACAGGCGGCGCAATCGATGAAAGAATATACACTCTTCGATTAGATGAAATACAACAAATGCCTGAAGAAAAGCAAATTAGAATTTTAAAACAGTACGAGCTTTTAAAAAATTCAGGATCATTAACATCTCATTATGAAGATGCTTTTAATCAATTAGTAAGAGGTGTTTTAAATGAAGCTGAAATGGCTGAGTTTTTTAGAAATACGAGAGAGCTAGCAATGACAGATGCTTCTGGTCGTTTAAATATGACTAGAGGAGCGTATGATTTATTAGGAAAAGAAAAAGCTACAAAACTCAAAGCATATTATCAAATATATAACTTCTTTCCTGCACAAAATAGAAATTCTGAAACTCTTAAAGTAATTAGAAGTGCAAATGAAACTCCGATGACTAATGAAGAGTTTAGAAGATTAACAAAAACAAAAGGCGTCTATGATTTACTTGATAGTATAGCAGCTATACCAGATGAAATTATTCAAGAATTTGTTCCTGCTGCTGAATTGTTAGCCCCTATTTATCAAACAGATTTAAAAACTGTTTTAACAAATATGATAGATGCTCGTTTTATGAGTCATCCACACATGTATTCACCAATTACAAATTCTTCTTTAGTGCCTAATGATTTTGGAACAGACACAAGAAAAAATTTAAATCCATTATTTTATGCAGTTCAACAAAAAGTAAATGATTTAAATCAAGCTTTACCTGACGCTCAGTATTTCTTTGATCGACAAATTGACATAACTGTTGAAGATTTTGCGGCAGGACAAGCAATAGCCCCAATCCAATTATTTGATGATCTAGGTCAAGGTAACGAAACAGATTTAGCAGCTAGAATAAGTGCAGGACAAAAAAGAGTTTTAGTTGGGCCAACACTTCAATCATCAGCAAGTTTTCCTGAAGCTCAGTTATATGCAATTGTTTCTGCAACGGGAGCAATACAACCAATTCCTAATACTGTTTTTACTTTGCAAGATGAGTGGGTTCAAAACGCTTTTGCAGAATATGCAGAAAAACAAGCTGCTCTCAAAAAGCAACCGCCGCCTGTTATGATGTATTATTTAGGTAAGTTTTAAAATGGCTTATTCTTTTGCACCAGTAGCTGATGGACGTGTGCAAGCAAGACCGTCTACATTATCTGCCGCATATTCTCAAATAAGTCGTTATAAAGATCCTATTATGGCTATGCCACATTTTGTTCAGGATTGGTTTTCTGAAAGAGAACAGTTTGATCGAACAATAGAGCCTATGTTTAATGCTATAGCTGAAGATTTAAAACTTACAAAATCAGAATATTTATTTAATAAGAAAAAAGAATTATTTAGAAAAGACCTTAAAGATAGAAATGTTTTTCAGAATGTTACTTTTGGTCAGAACTTTACAGCCGCATTTTTAAATCCAACATCATATGTCCCTGTGTTCAGGGCATTGAAAGCAGGAACAATCTTAGGTGGTGCTACTAATTTTTCTTTGACTGCGGGTGCTATTTCTGCTGCTGAAGAGCTTCCTAGAGCTTTAGTGTACGATAATTATGATCCTCGAGAAGGTGCTTTTTATGTTGCTTCTAATGCTGCATTTGGTTTTGGTTTTGGTGGCGTTATTAAAGGAGCGCAAATTGCTATAACAAATGGCTTCGATACAACTCATAGAGCATTAAATTTGCATGCCCAAACAATTAGAGAACAAGAAATATTTATTAAAAAAGAAAAAGACTTAGCAAGATTATCAAAAAAAGTAAGAAATCAATATGCTAAACAGAGTGATAGTGCATTAAGAGCAAGATCTATAGCTATACATGGTCAAGCTATGGGCAAGCAAAAAATGATTGATGCTATATTAAGAGGAAATGCACCTGCTGGTTTTGACCCAAATCCTCTAGCTATTGAAACAATGCAAAGAGAAGTGGCTTCTCTTTTAAATATTAGAGATAAAATAAATACAGAATTAGGCGCAAGAAGATTAGACAAAGGTTTATCTAAAATTGATAATCCTTACAGTTTGGCAAAAAGTTTTTATGATACTATTGATATTTTACCTACGCCAATGAAAACAATATTGCGCAGAACCGCAAAATCAACTGATTCTAGAAAATTTAAAAATGCTTTAAATAATTTTCATAGAACAGCTTTGTTAATAGGAAATGATAGTTCACTTTTGTACACTGGGCAAAAACTTGGTCTTACATTGCCTCCAAGTGTAGCTATTAAAAATAATTTACGAAAAGCAGATTTATATACTTTTGAAAAAGGTATGACAAATCTTTGGCAAAAACATTATGACATGAAAGAAACAATGTTTTTCCCAGAAACTCAACAAAAAATAAGCGGTCAAGGTATTGGTTTAGATGAGTGGATGGACGCTTTAAATATAAGAAGAATAGCAGGTGATGTTGCTAATTTAACTACAGAAGAATCTGCTGCTATTGAATTAATAGAACAATATTTTAAAAAAATGAAACAAGAAGGAATAGATTCTGGTGTTTTGGGGTCTACTGCTTTTTTAGGTCAGCGTGTTATTGGTAAAGAAACAGAAATAGATTTAGCACAAGTTAAATTGCAGTCAATTTTAGCTAAAGAGCCACCTAAAAGTGCAAAAGGATTAGCTGAAAGAGAAGAACAAATAATACATTGGGAAGGTAGAATCAAACAACTTCAAAATGAACTTGGTGAACTTTCTACAAATTTAGAATATTTAAAAAATGCTGAGTTTAAAACATCTGGTCCTTCAGAACCATTTTTTATGCGTGAGTTTGATTCAGAAGCTATAGCTAAAGATGAACTTGGTCCTAAAATATTTAGAAAAACACTATTGGAGCATGTAAAGAATAATCCAAACGGTTTTGAATATAATAAAAAGAGTGGTTTATGGGAGGCAAAAGACTTTTCTAATAAACCTGCTGCTCAAAGTAATTATGTTGATGCTATTATAAGAGGTATTTTATCTGAACCTGATGGAACAACAGGTGTAACAAGAGATAGCGTTCATTATCCTAGTAGAAACTTAACAATACCTAATAAAGATATATTACCATTTATAAACACAAGTGTTCGAGACATTATTCGAAAATATAATATTAAAATAGGATCTAAAATAGATTTTGCTAATCAATTTGGAAACAAAACATTTAAAGAAGTTGCTGATGAAGTAACAGATGATTTAATTACAAATGGAATGTCAGTAAAAGAAGCAAATGCCCTTAGAAAAAATCTTACAATATTATATAGGCGTGTAACTGCAACTTCGATAAGTGACCCTACAAGTCTTACCAATCGTTCTGTACAATTTTTAAAAGAATTTACATCATTAAACTATTTAGGTTCTGCTGGCCCTACTGCTTTAGGTGATATTCCTAAAATTATTATGGAACAAGGTTTTAGAAATAGTGTTAAAGGTTTAGTTTCTATATTTGATAACCCAGAATTTAATAAACAGTTTTATCAAGTAAAAGAAATTTATGGTGAAGCATTAGAGTTGTCTCTTGGATTTGTTCAACGTCAAATTCTTGAAGAGTCTGGTTCTACTGTAGGCAGTAAATCTTGGGATAGTATTAAACAGGGTGGTTTTATTTTAAATGGTTTAGGACCAATGACTGTTGGCCTTAAAGGTTTAAGCGGCGTTCTTTCTGTTCATAGATTTGTTGAGACA